CAGTCCATCTCGGCGTTCCACGAGCGCGGATCGACCGGCACGTATTCCTTGCGCATGCGGACCATCTGCGCCTGGTTCTGGTGCGCCACCGAGAGCTTGAGGAGTGCCCGGAACGTCGGCCGCATCACGCCGATGGCAAAGCGCCGGATCAGGTACTCGATGCGCGACTGCGGCGCCTGCACGACGGCGTGGGCGGCCTCGACGGTCTGGCCCTTGAGGATATTCGGATCGAGCCCGGCGCCGGCAGCGCTGATGCCCGTGCGGCTGGCGGCGCGGCTCTCAACATACTCGACGATGGGGAACGCCTGCGGGGCCACGAACGGCACCTGATGCCACGTCAGCGTCGTGCCGGAGTTCGTCTTGATCGGCCCGCCGAAGATCGACTGCATGTCCCGCAGCGCCTCGTCGTCGTCGCCGATCACGACCTCACGCGGGTTGATGCTGCGGTTCAGGTTGTTCATGACCGCGCGGAACAGCGCCGTGGCCATGTCCTGAAGGTCAATGGTCTTCTCGACCACCCCGTTGCCGATGATCTTGTGCGGCACCTCGTAGGGGCTGTCGATGATGTAGTGAACGTCGTCGCGGCGGTCCATCTCGACCACCTCGGCCTCATCGCCGAGAGCGACGACGTGGTAGCGCTCTGGGAGGCCGTCACCGTCCGCGTCGAGGCGGATGATGGCCTCGGCGTAGGTCACATAGCCCAGCGACGGGTCGGCGCCCTCGTCAACGCCCGTAGCGCTCTGGTCGTCGCCCGTGCGCGCCCGGCGCACCTCGTCGCCCTGGTTGGCCGCCTCGCCGGTCCTGGCGTGCTCCAGCACGAGCGCGAGATCGATGCCAGTCGCCACAACGTCTGCCACGAGACGGTCGCCCCACTGGCCAATGCAGCGCGCCACGTCGGTGCTGTTCGCGTCGCCGTCGACGATCAGTTCCTCCTGCGGGATGGTCTCGACCGCCACGCGGCCCTTGGGCACCTCGCGGGTGAGCCGGCCAGAATAGGTCGTGAGCGGGATTTCAACGGGCATCATGGCGCCGGTCATCGGGTCCGGCTGCTGCGAGCGCAGATACTGCGTCGAGGGCTCGGCCTCCAACGCGACCACGCTCTCGTCATTGCTCAGGGTATTGAGGGCCATCTCGTCGAGGCCGCTGAACTCGTGCTCCTCGAACTCCGTCTCGTCCTGCCATGTGACGCGGAACGCCACGAACTTGACGAGGTAGTCGATCATCGCGGGGTTCAGCAGATCCTCGCCCGCGTTCCGCCGCCAGATGTCCGTCGTGTAGGCGGTAGCCTGCTTGGCGGCCTCGACGTCCTCCGCACCCTCGGGCGTGAACTCGACAATCTCCTGGCTGCTGGTGAACACGCGATACATCTCGGGCAGCACCGCCTGCACGGTGTCCCAGCACGTCGTCACGACAACGCTGGAGCCCTCGTAGATCGGCTGGCCGGTCTCGTCGTCGACGCAGACATTGCCGTGCGGGTCCAGGCTTGGCCACATCGGCTTCGCCCAGACGCCGCCGTTGTAGTACAGCCACGCCTTTTCGAGCGCCGGGTGAACCTCGTCCTCCACGTAGTCGCGGGCGGCGCGCATGATCGCCGACGCCGCGTCCTTCATCTCGTCGTCGGTCATGCCCTGCGGCGCGAGGTCCTCGGGCGCCGCCTCGGGATCGGGCATGGCGTCGGGGTCGATGGTGGGGTCGTCAAGCATCAGTGTCCGCCCATGCTCATGCGCTCGATCACGCCCTTGAGGATGCCTTTGCGCCGGCACCACCTCTCCATCTCGTCGCTCCGGCCTCGTGCGGGGAACTCATCCCACCTTCCGTCTATGACGTTGAAAATCTCGAACTTGTCGAAATTGCCACCTTCGCCCCTTTCGCCACGGGCTGCTTCCACAGCCTCATCTCGCGTGCCGTACCTGCCAAGATACCCATCGCGCGGGCTGATCGCGTAATCGCTATAGCACCCGAACAGAAGGAACTGCATCAGACCACAAATCCCGGCTGGCGGTTGCGACGGTAGGCGGCGCGGGCACGGTCGGCTGGCTTCGGCCACACGATCTCGGCGTCCGGGTCGTTCACGCGAGCGAGCCCGTCGAGGCAGTCGTCATGCGCGGCATAGGGCCAAGCGTCGTACTCCTGCCCCCGGAACGTAACCACCTGATCGACCAGCCCGGCATCCTTGGTCGCTTCGAGGATCGATGGCGGGAACCAGATACGGCCCTGCTCAAACATGGGCATCAGCGTCATGATGCGATCATACTTGGCAGTCGTGCCGCCAACGGGCGTGATGTCGAAGCGGTATCCTTGCCGCTCCTGCTCGATCTTGATCGCCTCGATGTCCGCCTGCATGCCGTATTGCTCATAGATCGTCTTTCGCGGCTTGTGCTCGCGGTGCATCCTTATCACAAGTTCTATCCTCTCGGATAGGTTGAGACGATCACGTGTCAGATGGCGGATATAGAAATTGCCGTCTTCACCAGCCGTAACCACCCAAAGCGCCGTGTAGTCCGATTTCTTCTTCTTCGCGTTCGCGGGGTCGACGATGATGTAGGTGTTGCCGGTGACGGTGCCGGTATAGGTACGCCACCACGAGGGCAGGAACTTGACCGAGCCCTCCTGGCGCGGGTCCAGCATCATCTGGCTGGCGAAGGTGAACGGGCCGTAGTCGCGCCGCTTCTCGTCGAGCTCGGCCTGCGACATGAACACGGGGACACCGGCCGCATCGATAGCCGGATGCACGCGAGCCGTGACTGTGCCGCGCTCCATCAGCTCCTTGTAGGCGTCAGCGTAGTGATAGCGCGTGCCAATGAACCGCTGCCAGCCGCCAGACACACCGAGATTGTAGCTCATCTCAAGCGCCCGCAGCGTCTTCTCACGCATGTCCGGGCTGGACGCATTCTCCGGCGTCACAACGTCGTCGTAGACGCGGCCCTTGAAGTGCTTGCCGATCGGCTGACCGTCGACGAGCCCCCACGCCTCCAGGGTCGCCTCCTTCGGGTTGCCGGACCGCTTGACGATAATGCCGTCATCCTCGGACCACTTGGGCGCCTCCTTGCGGGGTGTGGCCCAGAGCACGTCGGGGAACAGATCGATTAGCAGCGGGTTGCTCTCCAGCTCGCGCTTGATCTGCCGGAAGAAGCCCTTGGCGATCGGCCGGGTGTGGCTGAAGATCCCAATGGTGACTTCGCGGTCGGCGAGGATGTTCTGCAGCGTCAGCCCGAACGTGATCAGGCTCGACTTGTAGTGACCGCGTGCCCACAGATCGAGATGACCATTCGGCGCCTTGAACACCTCGTCGCACCGATCGAGCACCCACTGATGACGCATGTCCGAACGCCGGCATCCGATAACGAGCAGCGCGAACAGGTCGGCGAGAACCAGCTCGCGTAGCAACTGCTTGTCGTTGAGCGCAATGGCCCTGTCGTACTGCGCGAGAACGTCAGCGAGCAGCCTTGCCATCAGCCGGCCAGAGACTTTCGCACTTCGGATAGAAGCTCTCGGGCCTCGTCGCTCATCTCGACAGTGTGCTTGTGCTCTTGCGGGGCGCCGTTGAGGCCAGTGTTCTCGTTAACCTGCGTTTCTTTCCAGCCCATGCGGGCCTTGCTCCACCAGATGCCGGCGGACGTCACGCGCGGCTGCTCGGCGCGGACCATGTTTCCGTTGGCGTCATAGACGGCCGGGGCGCCCACCGCCTGCGTGAACAGGCTCTCGCCAACGCGGCTGTTCGCCTTGACCTCGCCAAGATCCAGCTCGTCGCGGTAGCGCAGCCGCAGCGTCTTGGCCGTGATGCCGATCAGGCGCGCGATGTCCTCGTGCTTGATGCCGTAGCCCGCCATGGCCTCGACGGTCTTGCGCTGGTGATCGGTGGGGACGTGCTGGGGCTTGGGCATTAGCGCTTCGCCAGCATCGCATAGCGCCCATGATGGCAGCGCAGCGGCTTCACCGTCCAGCCCTCGGCCCGATAGCGTTCGGCCTCGTCATGCCGCACGAACATCGTCAACTCCGTCTCCGGGGAACGGATCACCCGTTGCCTCAAGCGTCGCCACATTGCCCGTGAACGCCTGCCAGCGCTTGACAGCCACGTCCACATAGGCCGGGTCCAGTTCGATCGCATGGCAGGCGCGGCCCTCCATCTCGCAGGCGATAATCGTCGTGCCACTGCCACTGAAGGGTTCGTAGACGGCCTGCCCCGGCGAGGAGTTGTTGCGGATCGGGCGATT